GTTTTCACAGCGGGCACAAGAGTGTTATTAAACCAGTCCAGGAAACCAGAAATAATATCCTTAATCCCATTCCAGACCGGAATAATAATATTCTCGTACAGCCACTTGAAAATAGGTGCTAGGACATTCTCAACGACTGCCTTTAGCCCGTCAAAAATGGTAAGAATGACCGCAATAACAACCGCAATAACGGTTTTAATCGCCGTCCAGACCGGCTGTACAACATTATTGTAAAGCCACTCGAAGACGGCACCGACAGCCTTAACGCCCGCGTCGAACGCCGGGACAAATGAATTGTTCCACCAGTCTACAACGCCTTCAATTGCGCCCTTTACGCCCTCAAATACGGGCTTAACAATGTTCTCGTACAGCCAGTTGAAAACGTCGCCAACAATTTTTACGCCTTCATTGAAAGCGGGCACAAATGAGGTATTCCACCAATCAATTACGCCCTTAATTGCCTCGACAATCCATTCAAACGCGGGCTTTACCGCATTTTCATACAGCCAAACAAAAACGTCACCGATAACCTTAATAGAATTGTCTACAAAATCCTTAAACCAACCGATTTTGTTATACGCCAAAATCAGGCCACCGACAATCAAGCCAATAACGACCAAAATAACGTTAGTCTTGCTAAATGCCGCCGAAGCCTTGTTTAGCGCCTCCTGTGCAATCTTAACCAGGGTAATAGTTTTCTGATAAGTGCTCCACGCGGTAAACGCTGCCGTAATACCAGCGGCAAACGGCGCCCACAAACCGACGTTTTCGACCAGCCACTTACCGATATCACGAATAGCGCCGCCGATCTGATTAAAAACACTGACCGGTTCGCCGTAATCCTGAAAACCGTAAATGCCCTTGAAAAAGTCGATAAATGCCGTACCGACGGTATCCAGCACGGGCATAACATGGTCACGGAACAGCGGAATAATGCCATTCTGGAAAGCGTTTTTAATCGTTTCCCAAACATTACGCGCGATAAATCCCGCCGCCTCCATAAACCCAGGAAAACCGGCGCTCGTAATATCGCCGTCGAACTTTTCCCAAGACGCGCCGAACGCGCGGAAGCCGCCCGCTACCTCATCCAGCACCGGAGCGAGCGCCTTACCGAACACGTCCATGACCTTTACGACCACGGGGAGAATGGCACCGCCGATTTTGGTACTCATATCCTCCAAGCGGGCATTAGCCACCTGCATTTTATGAGCGAAAGTATCCGACTCCTTAGCAAAGTTGCCCTGTGCATCCTTGGACTGCTCGAACAACAGCGCTTGAGTGATGAGCTGCTTCTGCTGAGTCGTAAACGCGCCGCCGGTCTTTGTGATGCCCATTTCTAGACCCTTAGCGGTCAAGGCGGCATCATTTAGCGAGATGCCGTAGCGCTCGATAGGATCCATTTCACCACGAAGAGCGGACGAAATTGCATCAATTGCATCTTTCGTCGTGCCACCGTAGAGTGATGCGAGGTCAGCGCCTAGGCCGATAAGGCTGTTAGTTTTATCGCCTAGCTCGTCAATCGATGTACCGCCGTTTTTCAGCGATGCACCCAGCACGGAAGCCAGCTCGTTATAGGCGTTCTCGGAGATGCCCACGGTATTAGACGCGGCGGCCGCGTAAGCGTGCATCTTATCCGCGCTGTTCTTGAATACAGCATCAACAGCGCCTACGGATTGTTCCAGGTCGCCCGCCTTGAACAATGCGTCCTTACCAGCGTTGAAAATACCCACGCCCGCAAAGAGGCCACCGGCGGCGGCAATGGTACCGGTAAACGCGCTCTTAAACTTGCCGCTACTCTCACGCCCGGCGTGCTCTGCCTGCGCGGTCACGCCGCTAAACGCCGCCTGCATCTCCTTGTCTACGGTGCCACGTAGACCGCTAAACGACTTGGAGAAAGCGTTACGGAAACCGGCAAAATGCCCGGTCGCCTTCTCGGTCGCGCCACCCAGCGCGCCGGTCGCCGCCTCTGCATCCTTGAGATTAGCCTTAGCCGACTGCAAAGCCTGAGCGTGCGCCGTAGTCTGAGAGACCGCCGCGCGGGAAATAGAAGTGTACTTCTCACGCGCGCTAACAAGGCGCTGTTCAGCACCAATCTGCCCGCTAGTCGCCGTCGAAACACTAGCACGCGCGCTATGTACCGCCGCCTCAGCACGCGCGATAGCATCAGCTGAACCGCCGTTAGCACGAAGCGCGCTAAGACGGCTTTCAGCTGCACCCAGGCGGGCATTAGCCGCCTCGGTCTTAGACATAGCCGCGCTAACGCTTTCCTGCGCCTGCTTAATCGTGGACGCGGCGGCCGCGCGCTTGCGTGCCATAACATCCGCGCTCTGTGCTAGGGCGCGGTCTGCCCGCTCGACCTTATCACGCAAGCCCTCTACGTCAATGTTCTTTGTCTGCTCGAAGCCCTTGGCCATGCCGTCGCCAATTTCACGACCGGCGCGGGCACCGATAGACCCTACACCACTAAGCGCCTTAGAAACCTGCTTAGAAAGGGTGGACGTTTCCACCGCCAAAGTAAGATAGCTAGTCGCTAGCTCGATAGCTGCCAAAACGTCCACCCTCCATAGATGAAATACGCTATTTAATTCCCAGAATTAAAAAGCTTTTCGTATTCGCTAATAGTCATTACGTCGCCCGTAATGATTTCTTCATTCTTATTATTGTCGCCCGGGCGGGGGCGGGGCTTGAATTTCTCCATTTTCCGTTTATCCCCGGTTCGCTGTGCATTAGCCGCGTGCAAGAGGTCAAAAATATTAACCAGCTCGTTATAATACGGCAAACCCCAAACCCAGTTATCGGGATCGTGGGCAATATGCAACGGGGAGCCGGGCGGCGTGGTTTTAATGGCCGCGTGAATATTAGCCCAATTATTCTTACCCGTGCGTTTCCCGTCCCAATTCAAACCCAATTCAAGAAGCCGGGCGCGTACCTCGTCTTCATGCTCTTTAAATGAATTGAGACAGGCTATTACTTTCCCAGTTCGCCGCTATTCCATTCCTCGAAGAAAGTTTCAATCTCCTCAGAATCCAGCGACTTAATAGCGTCAATATCCTCAGTCGGTACGCCCACTTCTTCAAGCCAGCGGTAAAGCGCGTTAAAATCGCCGGTGCGCAAATCAAGCGCGTAAGTCTGCGGGATCTGTCGCATAGACGGGAGCTTAAACTCACCCTCGAAGATAGAAGATTCAAAAGTGGAATAGGTGTACTGCTTCTCGTACTTGCGGACGCGCTTCTTAGCCTTAGCGGCGTTACGTGCTGCGCGAGAAGCGGCGGGGGTCTTAGTTGCCATGTTCGATTTTCTCCAATCTGTAGTGTCTGATTTTCAAAAAAGGGTATCCCGCGCCCGCCCCGAAAATCAGAACAAAAAAAGGGCGGGCGGGGAAAAATAAAGAGGGCTATTAGCCGCCTACAACACCGGCGGCAACCGGGCTAGACGGGGTGGTTTCTACAAATTCGTAGTAGCAAACGCCGTCCTTGTCTGCCAGCGCCTCGATGGTGATTTCAAAGCCGGTAATCTCCTTGTGCGAGAGATTCACATCACCGGACACGGAAACCTGCCCCTTGGGCACTACGTAGCGCTTGCGGCCGCCGCTCGATGCGTCCTTAGTCTCGACAACATAGACCTTTTCCGGAGGCACGGTCGCGTCGTGCTTAATCGAGATGAAACCGGACTTCTCGGTTACCTGAGAATCACCGAAAACGTTCTTAAGGACGTTTACATCAAGGGTAGAAAGAAGAGTACCCGAAATAGTAGCGGAATAGTCAGAACGGATAGTGCGGATAGTAACGCCGCCCCAAACCTTAATCTTATCGTCCGATGCGTCATGAGACAGCTTGAGACCGTCCTCATTGACATAACCCAGCTCCTTAAAAGCCGCGTTCAGAACAGAGGTAGGATCAGTAGGGGTTACGGTGCCCAGCGGGGCAACCTTAATACCGCCGGTAACGCTAATCGGCTTAGCAACATAAGTAGCATCAAGAGCCATATTTAATCTCCAAATCTTTAAGCACTAAATGTTATTAGCGCTAATTTTATTCTCGGATTTTACCGCAATTGTAGCGGTAAAAGTATATGCCGGTACGCGGGGCGAATCACTCGGATTATAGGCGGGCGAGTCGATATTATGCGGATCAAAAATAACCGGCGCGTCGGTAAAAACCCAGAGACAAAATAGCTCATGAATTTTTTCCGCTAAATCGTATGCCCCGCCAGGTTCAGGGTGCCTAACGTCCACGGTCACGCGGCCATGTCGGAGGTTCAGCTCTTGCCGGTTGCCGCCGCCGTCCCGAATGAGCACTAGCGGGGTAGAGCCGTCCCAGCCGGGCGGATCCTCATCACGTGCGATAGTCGCGCTAAGATTCAGACCTGAGAAATAGGCGTAGCACGCGGTCACCGGCGAATCAACCGCCCAGATTTTAGCGTCCAGCATCAACAGCCCTAATCAGTGAGTTGTGCTTACGATTGTGTGCAGCCGCGCGTCCGGTCGCCATAACGGAGACAGCGCCGCGCGGGTCTTCCAGCTCCAAAACCGTGACCTTATAGCCCATGTCTTCGCCGCCGGCGGCGGCGGCAATACGCCGCGCCCGCTTCTCCAAATCCTTAACCACAGCGGGGTGTTTACGAAGCTCCTTTAGCGCCTTCTCGTTGAAAACCAGCTTATCGCGTGTCACGATTCCACCCGCCTAACCTTACATTCAGTGTAAAAGATTGTGCCTGTAAAAAAGTTCCTGATAGGTGGGGCAACACCTACAACCTCAAAAACAGAGCCTTCGACTTCCACCCTATCCAGCGCCTTAACGCTAACACCCGGTTCCAGGTAGAGCACGTGCTCTAGAACGTCCGGTGTGCCCACCTTGCCAGCCGGGGACTGCTCGGATACGTTCGGAGCATCTATACGCGCGGTGACGTTTTCGCGTTCCTCGGTCATAGTCTGGAAGCCGCGCGCGTCCTTACCGGGGTGGCGGCGAATCAGCACCGCCGGGGTGCTGTATCGTGCCAATGGGAGCATGGCTAGATCACCTGTTCCAGCTTGTACGGCGCGAGCGCCGCGCGTTCAGTCTGCAAGAGATAGCCGCCGGTGGACTCACCATCACGGGAGCCGTAGCTCACGTATTGGGTACCGGCACGCTGTGAAACCACGTTACCCGCGTCCATCTCCAAACGCTGCCGAACTGACTTAATAACCGACTGCACGGCGGGCACATAATCCCAACCATGCCGCGCCGTAACCACCACCGCGCCCGGCTTACGCGGGGTAACCATACCAGGCGGGAGCTGTACCCAACCATCTGTTGAAAACGAATAGCCGTTCACGGGTACGCCGTCCACAAAAACAGAATAAACATTCTCGACA